GAGTATGCTTTATATAATTGTAAAGAATTATACGTTTTATATATTAGCGGAACATCTGTTAATAAATTAATGCAGTTAGGGTTTTCCCCCAAGAGATTACAAATTATATCATGCGAACGATTAAATAAGGAAAAAGGTGAGAGAGTAAGGATTAAAAATATTTCTAAAATATCAGATAACGAAAAAACATATTGTTTTAATGAGCCTAAGAATCATAGTGGAATTTTTAATGGAATATTAACAGGACAAAGTGAGACCTATAGTCTTTTAATTGAAACTTACATTAAAAACACAGAAGAGAAGTCGAGACTCTTTAATGCTATTAACGTATTCCCTTGTATCAAAAAGAAGTCAGATTGGGCTCAAAAATGGATTCACGACAACCGAAGCAGTTTCGCAACGAGACTTGTAGCCTTTGCGTGTGTCGAAGGAATCTTCTTCAGTGGGGCGTTTTGTAGTATCTATTGGATGAAAAAGCGTGGGTTGATGCCTGGTCTCACATTTTCGAATGAACTCATTTCTCGTGACGAAGCCCTCCATTGCGAATTTGCGATCCTTCTATACTCCAAATTAAATAAGAAAATGAGCAAGGCGAAATTTCACGAACTAATTAAAGAAGCGGTTGAAATCGAGACTGAGTTCATTTGCGACGCTTTACCATGCCGCCTTATTGGCATGAACTCTGTGATGATGACCCAATACATCAAATTTGTTGCCGACAGACTATGTTTACAAATGGGGTACGACAAGATTTTTAGTGCTGCAAATCCGTTTGACTTTATGGAGTTAATTAGCCTAGAGGGAAAAACGAATTTTTTCGAAAAAAAAATAGATTCTTATGCTCTTGCGAATAAAACGAAATCAAATGACATCTTTGAATTTACAGAAGACTTTTAAAAATAAATAAAATAATATATGTGCGTATGTTATTACTTAAAATAATATTGTTATACAATATAATAACATGTCTAATAGTTTAGCAAATTATTTAGATACTGTAATATATTCAATTTATTGTAAGGACGAATCAATAAACGACACATATATTGGTCACACAACTGATTTCTGTCAAAGGTATAAAGGTCATAAAAGTTCATGTAACAACGAATTATCAAAATCATATAATAACAAAGTATACAAAATAATTCGAGACAATGGGGGATGGGATAATTGGAGTATGGTGATAATTGAAGACTACCCATGTGATAATGTAAATAACGCTAAAGAAAGGGAACGATATTGGATAGAGTTTTTGAGTTCATCTTTAAATATAGTTATACCAAGTAGAAGCAAAAAAGAATACGGGCAATTGTATAATATTGTAAACAGAGAACGTCTTTCAACTTGTGCAAAGAAATATCGTGAAAACAATAAAGATAAAATTAAGGCGTATATAGAAGCTAACAAAGAAAAAATTACTGAACAGAAAAAAGATTGGTATGAAACAAATAAACCCGCTATTCTAGAAAAATCAAAAGGTTACTATGAAGATCACAAGGATGAAAAAATTGCGTACCAAAAGCAATACGCCGGGGAACATAAAGAGATCATCAAAGACTATCAAACAGAATATCGAGAGAATAATAAGGAGAAGTTATCTGCGGACAAGAAAGTATATCGAGATAACAACAAGGAGAAGGCTGCAGCAGCTGGAAAGGAGTGGCGAGAGAAGAACAAAGATCATATCAAGGAGAAAAATTCCCAAGTCTTCATTTGTCCTGATTGCGGAGGTCAATACACTCTCAAAAATAAAAACAGACACTTGACAACCAAAAAACATCTTGGTGAGGAAGAATTAGAAAAAACAGAAGAGGAAATCCAGCAAGAAAAGGACGAACAACTAGTTAAATTAAGAGCATCACAAAAAGCATATCGAGAGAAGAATGCCGATAAAATCAAAGAATTCAAACGCAATTACAATGAAATAAATAAAGAAAAAATCAGTGCAAAGTGTAAAGAATATTATGAAAAGAATAAAATTCATTAAAAACAAACATAAACACAATATTAAATGTCATGTATAATGCTTACATGTCATTTAATGGGAGGTCTAGGCAATCAACTATTTCAAATTTTTACAACAATATCTTATGCTATAAAGAGTAATAACATATTTCATTTTTTGAATGTCGACACGTTGGGTGGAGGTGAGTGTACATTAAGATATACATATTGGAACAGTTTTTTAGTTAGATTAAAACCATTTTTGAAGGAACAATTCCCACAGTTAACCCGTGTTAGTGAAACTGGATTTAAATTCAAAGAAATAGAAATAGAACCCAACAAAGATGTTTGTTTATTTGGGTATTTTCAAAGTTATAAATATTTTGATGATGATTTCAAAACGATATCTAAAATGATTGGTATTAATGCATTCAAAGACAAAGTTATTGAAAAATGTCAATTACCAGTCCAAGATTATATTAGTCTCCATTTTCGTATAGGTGATTACAAGAAGGTAACTTGGGTCCATCCTATTGCTACACACGAGTATTACAGATCATCTCTGAAATATATTCAATCGATCGATAAAAAAAACAATGTTTTATATTTCTGTGAAGAAGAAGATCTTGAAACCGTTAATCAAACAGTCAATGCATTAAAAAACGATTTTCCGTCTCTAGTTTTTGTTAGAGCTGACCCAAAACTCTCTGACTGGGAACAAATGCTCTTGATGAGTTCTTGTAGTCACAATATAATAGCAAATAGTTCATTTAGTTGGTGGGGTGCATATTTGAACGAAAACCCTGATAAACAGGTATGTTACCCATCTGCTTGGTTTGGCGTTTCGATAGGTCACGATACAAGCGATTTGTGCCCTTTAACATGGATATACTTTTAGAAAAAGTATAGCAAAAGCTGTAAACGATTTGGCACAACCTTTTCTAAAGGTTGTTTTAACTGTAATATTTTTGTAGTAAAGCGGGAACAGCATTATAATTCCCTTTTGAATTAAATGCGGATGCTTGATGAATTCTATGTTTCACTAATATTTCAGGACAATTGTAGAACTTACATCCTTGTAATCTCAACCTGATCCACATATCATAATCTTCTACACCAGAATATATAGTTTCATCCCAATAACAGATTTTTTTCCTAGTAATAGAGCTTGAATTGATTATTGGATTTACCAACTTGAAATCAAATGAATTGATATCCATTACAGGTATTGATGGCACAGTATCATTTCTATCTCCAAACCATATACAATTAGTCCCTATTACATCATATGAATCTAAAAATTTTGATTGAACTCGTAGTTTTTCTGGATGCCAAATATCATCAACATCGAGGATTGCAACATAGTCATAAGAACAATGCTTTATCATTGCGTTTAGAGCAGCAGACTTACCTTTGATTGTATACATATCAAGCACTTTTATTCTGTTATTCTCGTATATTTTTGCTTGTTGAAAAACTTGGGAATTTTGCGGATGACCATTTATACCAATAATGATTTCCCATTTATCGTAAGTTTGAGCAATTACAGATGAAACAGACTCATCTATAAATTCTATACCATTGTATATAGGTATCAATACACTAATCATAATACAATATAACTAAGATATTTAAATTGTATTATATCTATTTATGATAAAAATCGCTGAAACATAAACCAATTGTCATGTATATTATTATTTTCGGTATGAATTGCAAAATTATCAATATTAGAGAATATACAATCCAACAAAATAATTTGATCATCTTTAACAAGATACCCATTTTTGAAATATAAATCAAGTTTACGATCGTATGTTGACGTCCACCAATCAATTTTGTCTTTGTGTATAATAAAAAAACCTCCTGATATGCAGTTAAACTGAGTTGGTATCTCTAGTTTAGGTAATCCAATATCATTTTTGTTATTTACTGTACTATTCAAATAATTTATAATTTCTATGTCATTCCTTACACAACCATAATGAATTTTAGATTGGTCAATCTTCTTAAAAACGTCAGTGTTTGCCCAATTGTTAAGATCTCTTGTATTCAAATCATTGTATCTATTTCTAAAATACCCAATATCACACCAACCGTATAATTCCGTTTTGAAATATTTGTTTTTTATAGTTTCGTTCACAAACCACACTTTTTCGCTCCATAACATGTTTACTTTCCAATCCACTAAATTATTCAATAACTTGTTTTTGGAATGATTTTCTATCCATTTATCGTGATATTTATAATTATAGAATTGTTCAAGTGGTTTAATGATCAGCTTAATTCTTGGATTTTCTCTCGTGTTTATATATCTAAAACTGTTTTCATCAGTGTATATAACTAAATTAAAGTTTTTTACTATAGATATAAAGTTGTTCATCCAATCTATGTAAATATTAGGTTCAAATTTAGATTTTAGAATATAAAAACAGCTAGAAAATGTAATGCTCATTATATACTTTATATACTTTTAGGAAAAGTATAGAAAAAAATAACTCACTTATATACTTTATATACTTTTAGGAAAAGTATAGCAAAATATATAACAAAAGTATAGCAAAATATATAACAAAAGTATAGCAAAATATATAACAAAAGTATAGCAAAATATATAACAAAAGTATAGCAAAATATATAACAAAAGTATAACAAAAATAACGCACTTATATACTTTTTATAACTACGTGAAAAAGGTATTTACTTGCGAATGTAAAATGCATCACCCCATCTAAAATCCTGACACCATGAAGTCTCTACACGATGTAAATTAAACTGTTTAAGATATTCGTCAATTTCTGTAACAAGAGCACATTTTTCGTATACATAATCTGAATTGACTTCGGTGTAAACATAATCAACTTTATCCAAATACTTTTCCATTCCTTTCAGTGCTTTAAGCTCAACGCCTTGGATATCTAAGTTCAAAAAGTTGTATTCGATATCATATTTTGGAAGTATATCGCTTAACACTTGAGTTTCTACCGTATTGGAACTAACATAATGAACATGTGAATGAAATTGTTTGTGTAATCCAAATTCTAAAATAGACGATGACTGCCCATTGTTGGCACGATTAAAGGTAACTGTCTCCACTGTATCTGAAACTACAGCGTTCTCGATGAGGACTCCTGGGAAAGTGTTTTTACAATGTTGTACTTTATCTTCTAATCCTTCAATC